CGCGAGGTTCTTCTTTTTTCAATTGGCGCTGTTTACGGATTACAGGAATGCTCCTGCATTTCTTTATAGATGCCTTATCGTTTGAACTAATTATAGATATTATACCAGATGCAGCGGTCTTAGTCGAGATGAAAGTACCGTAATGACGGTGCCTTTCTCTGCCCTGTTTTATAAGATTCTTACCATCTGCTCATAGAGCAGAACATACTTTTCATCAATGATCCGATCGTCGTGGTAGTGCCCGAACAGCCAGTAGTGGAATCGGCTATAGTTGCGGACTTCTTCCAAAAAGTCCGTCAGCTTATCTGGCTTGAAATTGGCATTAATCTTCTGCTGAATTGCTGTCGGTGCGCAGTGTGTGATGATGTAATCGGTCTTCCAGTCCAGTCGTTCCAACGTCTGCTGGGCTTCGGCATATTCCTTGCCGGACGGCAATTCTTCCAGCCACCACGAAATATGGTTGATGCGGAACTGTCCGCGATTGCGGCGCATGGAATCGTATCGCTCATAAAAATCTGGGCTGTCCATATCCAGAATGCCGTCTGCAATGTCGTGGCTCTGTGCGCCGCCCATTGTGAAGAACGTGCGGCCTTGCAGCTCAAACGCCTGCCCGCGCATCAGGTGAATGACGTGTGGGCGGATTTTATGCACCTTTCCACTGTGCCATAGCTCCACGGGATACTCGCTCAGAGCGTCAAAATTCTCGTGATTGCCGTCTACGAACAAAACCGTAAACGGCAGAGCTTCCAGCCGGTCGAGCTGAGGATCGTCGCTCTTGTCGCCGTTCCACACAAGCCCTGCGTCGCCGCAGACGATCATGTAGTCATCCTTCGTCATCCCGGCCTGTTCCGGAAAGTATTGCGGCTGAAATCGGAGAGTGTTTCCGTGAAGGTCGCCGGTTGCATAAATCATCTTCATCGCTCCAATCGCTGTTTGATTTCCGCACCGCCCTTGATCCGCACCAGAATTTCGTCGGCGGAGAGGATGGTCACACGCTCTACGATCTGCCGGACGGCGTTTTCGTTCCATTCTGGGATCGTGGATGTAGCGTTTTCTATAGCTTGCTCCGCCTGCTTCATGCGGGTGCAGACGCGGCTCGCGTCGGTGCTGCTTTGCAGGATTTCTTCCTTCTGCTTTTTGAGCGTGGTCTGCTCGGCTAGGATTTCCGCGAACTGAGCATTGCAAGCTTCTTTGTCTTCCGCATCGATAGCCTTCGCCAGCAGGTTTTGGAATTGCTCATCGAGCTGTTCCAGCCGATGTTCGATGTCGGCAAGGCTCATCGTCTGCCCCTGCACCGGCAAAAGCTCTAAGGAAACTGCATTCTTGATAAGGTCGAGCAGGGCAGGTTTATTGCTCATGGCGGAGTTGATGGCTGCCAGAATTGCATTTTGCAGTGGTTCTTCCTTGATCGTCGGGGAATCATGGCAGTATTTTGTGCCATAGTTCAGGCGGCTGGTGCAGCGCCAAACGGGATATTTTCGTCCACGGGACGTCCATGTACACCTCCGGTAGAGCGTCCCGCACTCGCCGCACACGAGCCTGTCCGACAGCGCATATTTGCTCGTATAACAAGAGCGTCCTGTCACAGCCGTTTTAGAAGGACTTCGCAGGGCGCTCCGACGCGCCATTTCTGCTTTTACTGCATTGTACTGCTCCCGGCTGACGATGGCTTCATGGTGATCGGGCATATAGTACTGCGTCATCTGGCCGACATTTTTGATGATCTTCTTGCTGATCACATCTGTCCGGAATGTTTTCTGGAGCAGCACATCTCCACAGTATTTTTCATTCGTCAGGATGCTCTTAATAGACGTCGCTGTCCATTTTGATTCTCCGAGAACCGTTTTGATCTGATTTTCTTCCAGCCAGTCTTGTAGATTTCGCAGGCTGGCGCCACTCTCATATCGCTTGTAGAGTTCGCGCACGATTTCTGCTTGTTCCGGTATGACGCGGAATTTGCCCTCTGTGTCTTTTTCATATCCATAAAGCCGGTAACAGGGAACCTTGAGCGTTCCAACTTTTGCGTGCATCTGTCGACCGCGGCGGATGTTGCCGGAGATGGACTCGCTCTCAGACTGCGCCATTGCGCCGTACATCGTTATCATAAATTCGCTGTCGGGCGGCAGAGAGTTGATATTCTCCTTCTCGAAGAGAACCCCAATCCCAAGCTGCCGGAGAATGCGCGTGTAGTTGATGCAGTCGAGCGTATTTCTTGCGAAACGCTGAATGGACTTCGTAAGTATGAGGTCGATTTTTTTCTGCTTGCATTGACGGATCATCCGAAGGAATTCTGTGCGCTTTTTTGTAGACGTGCCGGTGATGCCCTCGTCCGCAAAGATGCCAGCCATTGTCCACTCCTTGTTGGACATGATTTTGTCGGTGTAGTATTCGCACTGGGCTTCGTAGCTGCTGGCTTGTTCTTCCTCTTTCGTGGAAACACGGCAGTACGCTGCCACACGAAGCTGCTTTGTGACTGTAGTCGTTTGCTGTAATTCTGGCTTGGGTGGAATGATAATGACGTGCGGTTTTTCGTCTGTCATACCAAATCTTCCTTTCCAATGATCTGTCCGTTTTTAAGCTGCAAGCGCACCGTCTGGCGCGTCACCAGCACGGCAGAGACGGCACTTTGCAGTAACTCTGCATTGAGCTCTGCCGTGCATTCGAACGCCGCAAACAGCCGCCGCAGGCGCTCGGTTTCGTATTCCTCGTTGCCAATGGCGTCATACTGTTCCTGCGCCAGCTTGCAGATCAGACTTCTGGCAGCGTCCTCGTCAAGCGGCTGGGTGTTCAAAATGTCATCTAGCTCAGCCTGCGTATTCGTATGCGTCGGCTTGGATGTTTGCTCTGGCTGCATGATGCGCTCCGGCTGTTCTGCCAGCCTGCCGAGCAGGTGCATGACCTGCTGCTCGATTTCCGGCGTAGACGGCTTGGAGCATACACGCTTGAGTGCTTTCTGCGCAGGTGTCCGCTCTGGCAGACGCTGCTTGGTCTGGCGCTTCTCGACGGCTGCTTCAAATAATTTTATGTCAACCAGTTTGGGATAGCTGTCTGCGCCGGTGTACTTGGGATTTTCCAAGATTCTGGCAATCATATTCTTATTCCAGCTCTTGCCCTCGTCGTAGGTGGGGCCAGTCTTGCTCATCTGCTCTGCGATTTCCTTCAGCGATGCGCCGAGCGTGTATTGCAGGAAAATGTCCTGCACGGCTTTTGCCTCCGGCTCGTTTCGGACGATCTCGCCCATGCGCATCTGATAGCCAAACGGCAGCTTCCGATTTCCCATTACCGCTTTGTCCTTTCGATCTGCTCTAGCAGCTCCAAGCCGTTTTTCAGCCGGAACCGCAGGCGCTCATTGCTGTCTACGATGATTTTTTCAACAAGCGCATCGAACAGCTCCGCATCAAAGCTGTCGAGGAAATCCGGTCCATCCTCCAGCGCGTCCATGAGATCGCGGGTGCGGTCTGCCAGATCGTCGCTGTCGGTGTCGAGAAGCCTTGCCTTTTCCTGTTTCAGCCTGCGGAGCTGTTCGTTAAGCTTGTTGTTGGAAGATATAAAAGTGTCAGGGTCAACGCCGCCCGCCTGTTGAAGCTGGGTTAGGAATTGAACCTGACTGAGAATATCGGATATTTTCTTGTTGAGAGAGATGACGTCTTCGCTCCATAGCATCCGGCTATAGCGGATCTTTTGGAGGTTCGAGAGCATTTGCGTGAAAATGGGTTCACCGTGGTGTTTGAGTTTGCAGTACAGACGGCAGAAAGCTGCATGGATGCTCTGCTCTTCCATTGGTAATATACTACATAGATTTATATTTTCGCTATGCGTCCTGCACGACCATCGAGATATGCCTCGCCAGTTCTTCCGTCGAAATGCTGCGCCGCATTTGCCGCATAGAATTCGTCCTGTTAAAATACTGTATGCAGCCCCTGTCGCGCTTCCGTTTGTTGTTCTTCTTTGCTTCCTGAGTCTTTGCGCAGCATAGAAAGTATCTTTATCGATAATCGCCGGATGCTTCCCTTCTGCATAGTATTGCGTTTTCTCTCCTCTGTTTATTACTTGCCTTGCGGGAATTGTACTTGTCATGTAGCATTTCTGCCATAAGCAGTCACCAATATAACGTTCGTTGCTCAAAATATATGTAACGGCAGCCTTGTACCATTTGCGATTATTCCCTGCCGATCTCGCATTCAGTTCCTTTGTGATCTCATTTACATTTGCGCCTGCTAGGTATTGCTGAAAAATCCACCTCACGATTTCTGCTTCTTCCGGCTGGATTTCTAACCGCAAATTGACCAGTCTATATCCATACGGAGCCGAAGAAGCCACATAAGTTCCATCTTCCATCCGTTTTTGGACGCCCCATTTGACGTTCCCTGAAATGGACTCGCTCTGCTTTTGCGCTAGGGATGCCATGATTGCCGTGACCATTTCACTAGACACCTTGCTGGTGTCGATGCCCTGTTCCTCGAACTGGACGCTGACGCCAAGCTCTTTGAGTTCCCGAACGGCTGCAAGGCAGTCCTTTGTATTTCGGGCGAACCTGGAGATGCTCTTGACCAGAATGCGGTCGATTTTTCCTTTCCGGCAGTCCTGCATCATGCGCTGAAAATCTTCGCGCTTTTCAACCGACGTGCCGGTGATGCCCTCATCGGCGTAAATATCGATCATTTCCCAATCTGGGTTGCCGGAGATGAGTTCGGAATAATATTGATTCTGCACGCGGTAGGAGTTGAGCTGATCCTCGCTGGAGGAGCTGACGCGGGCATACGCCGCAACACGAATCTTGCGTGCGACGATCTCGTCGTGTGCTGGGATGACTATGACGCGCTGCTGTTCCAGCGCAAGGTTTCCGTCGGTTTGCTTTTTCGCCACATTCTCACCTCCTTGCAGCAACACACACTACCACACCAAGGGCGTAATAGCTATAACCAAAACGGAGAAAAATCAAGTGTAAAGTGTGAAATTTGCACCAAGCTCGACAGCGATCCGCCGTGCGATCTTTTTGATCTCAGTCTCAGAAAAACCGACCGTTCGGAGCGCCTTCAAAAGCTGGCAGATACCTAAAAAATCAATGTTCGGATTCATAAGATTCTCCTTCAGCCACGGGGCCGCCCTGCAAAATGCAGAGCGGCCCCTGCTTTTGAAATTTTGATGCTTGCTCCTGTTCGACGCTTCTTCCCGGAGCCAAGGCAGCGGCTGAACGGCGGCTGGCGCCGCGCACGGGTCTGCACCCCTCCGAGGATCTCTCCGAGCTGCCCCCATTGCGTAAAGCTGTGGCTGGGCAGGAGTACCATTGTCCGCGGACGAGATCATTGCGAGGCAGCTTGCCAAAGCTGCTTTTGGATGGATGGGTACCGCTCGTCACCTTATTGGGCCGTCTTTATGCAGAAGCAATATCTTCTGCACAGGTGGTCTTCGCGCATTCTCCGCATCGCTGTTCCATTTCTGGCTCATCCGCTTGATGTCATTTCAGTCGCTGGATATGTACTTTTCAAGCTGCATGAGGCGGACTGAAAATGTCCCCTCAATGCATAGGCCACGGGAACGGCTTTTTTATAAGGTCGTTTGAAAAATTTTTTTAATTTTTTTCATACGGATAGCAACTGCTGCCTGGGTACACCCCCATCTTCGCGCAAGCTCTTCTTGACCATGTCCCTCAAGTGTGACATAGGTAAGCAATTCCAAGTCCTTTTTGTTTAATTTCATAATGGCGCGAAGTAATCGCGCATCCTCCAATGTGTCAATCCATGCATAACGGCCTGGAAATGCACTTTCATCAAAAGAAGCTGAAAGCGCCTCGTTTTTCCGAAACAGCGCAGACCGGCGTTCATCGTCTGGACTGTCAATTTCCAGTGGCGGCATTTGTGTCGCCCTGCGCTCATAAGCGCGGTTACGACAGAAGCAGTACCAGTCGTATTCATAAATCTTCTGTATTGCCGCTTCACTCATACCGGCATCTGTATATTCTTTTCGAAGGCGCAGCCATTCACGGTCAAATTTTGCTTTTTCCTGTGCGCAGTTGAATCCCATTACGGATTCCTCCAATCTTTTGAAATTTTGAGAAAGCCAAAATTTCAAAAGCGGAGGCGCGCGGGGATGGATACAAAAAACAGCTATCGGTGTACATCTGCCTTTTCCAGCAGATATGCACTGATAGCCGTTAGTTTTTACATCCGATAGTGTATGCCGTACATATATGGGGTTCTTGTCGCATCCTGCAGCAGTTTTTTGGGTCAAAAGCCATGCTACAGTATGCTGGTTAGCTGATCACCGCAAGAAGCGGCGTTGCCGCTTCCATATCTCCACAGAACGCATAAAACACTCCATTCCCAGCGGAAATGGAGTGCCTAGGGTCATACAGGTAGACTCCCAACTCCGCCGTTTTTTTATATGGCGGAAACGGGAGTATCCTTTATATACTCTATTGGTGGCCATATTTCGCCACCTATAGAACATTTTCTAGTTGGGTTATTTCATGTAGAATATCGTCGACGGAGGTGATCTATCGGTGGTAGAATTACATGAGCCGGTTTCCGAGCGAATCGGCAAAATCCTGCGGGAAAACCGCGAAGCGCAGGGACTGACCCGGCAGCAGCTTTCTGAAAAAAGTACAGTTAGTGACCGACAGATCTCCGCGATCGAGTTGGGCGAAAAGGGACCGAGCATGAACTCGTTGGAACTGCTTCTGCGCAGTCTCGGCCTTTCTGCCGATCAGATATTTTACCCGGAGCTGACCGAAAAAGATCCGATGCTGACGCAGATCACGCATCTGGCCGCATCCTGCACGGAGCAGCAAAAGCGAATGGTCGTTAGATTCATTCGTATGCTTCAGGATGAAGAATACGGGGACTAAAAATAGCGGTGTTCGCTGGAACACCGCTATTTCTCTGCTTCTCTGATATATCGTTTTACAACTTGTAACAATTCTTGTGCAAGAAGCTGTTCGGAAGTGGCGTTCAGCAAGGTTTGCACCATTTCATATTCCACAACGCCCTCCAGTAGCGTATCTACCGATACATGGAACGCATTTGCTAATCTAAGGCAAAGCGTCAAGTTCGGGCGTGCCTCGCCGCGCTCAATCTTGGATACTCGTTTTTGATCGGCCCCAATACGCGCTGCCAATTCATCCTGCGTAAGGTGGCACCGCTTTCGTAGCTTCCGGACATTCTCTCCAAGCTGAACATATAACAAATGATCTGAGTGTACGTATTCTTCTTTGTATTTCGTCATCTGTTACCATTAGTTTGTCATATTTCTCCCTTTTTGTAAACATCAGCAGTGACGTATTTTTACGTCAAAATCGCCGTATTTTACTTCATAATATTGAGCTTGCAGTGACATTTCTTCCAAGGACATTTGCAAATGATGTTCAAATGCAGCATTTTTCATTCTCCTTACTTATCGTATCCATTGGGGTTCTGTTTCTGCCAGTTCCATGTGTCGCGACACATATCGACGAGACTGTGTTCCGCCTTCCAGCCGAGCACATCCAAGCTCCTGGCGGGATCTGCGTAGCAGGCTGCAAGATCGCCGGGACGGCGGTCTGTGATCTCATACGTTTTCCGTTTGATCTATCTGCGCTTCCGTGTCAGTTGCGTTTCCATTTGATGCAGCCACAGCAGGTGACAGTGCCGACAGCAGGAAAACTAAAAACAAAATATCGTTGCTTTGTTTTCATTCTTTCCTCCTGCTTTATGCGATGGAATTCTTATAGCTTATTCCCTCAATCCCTCCGGCTCCATTTGCGTTACGATCACGGCCTGTGTCGCAGCAATCGCTTCCTGCCACTGCTCGGTTCCGGGCGGGCAGGCCACATACAGAAGCGCCTCCTTCGGTTGCAACGGCAGGTTGTGCCAGATGTTCGATATTGCAAACGGCAGCGGGGCCTTGACAGTGGCGCGGAGCTGATACAGCCCGCTGCCTTCTTCAAATCGGACGCCATACTTAGACGGACAGACGTAACCGTCCGCGCTCCAGCCGCGATCTATACACACGTCATCCAGCTTGACCCACGCATCGCTTCCCTCCGGCGCGATGGAGAACTCGTACCAGCCCACGTTGTCCGCGCCAAAGTAGAATTCCAGATCTCCGCAGACGCTTTCTCCAACAGGGGCGTCTGCGTTTGCGCTCAGGGCGGTGGTGCCGCATTTCTGACGGCGTCCCTCCGGCCAGTTTTTCGGGCATTCGCCGCAGCGGGTGAAGCTTTCCACCAGCAGCAGTTCTTCCCCCGCGCACCAGGCAGACTGCCACGCCGCTGATCCCGGCTGCCTGTACACCCGAAGCAGGGTGTGATCGTCCGTGATGCAAATGTCGTGCCATGTGGCCGTGACTTTGTTGGTTTCTTCCCGATGAAGCTGATAGCGCGTACCTTCCGCGTCTGCGTCAAGGGGAACGCGAAGCAGACGGTAGCCTTCGCCGTGGATTTTCTCGTTTTCACACAGGCCATCGCTTGCCTCCGCGCTCACGGCAATCCAATCCTCGCAGCCCTCCGGGGCAAGGAAATAGCTGGCCGCCTCCTCGTTCGGCAGGGCAACATAGCAGCAGTCGATGACCTCCGGCCCCGCTTCGGCGGGATCGCCCTCCTGGAAAAACCAGCTTTGCGGGCAGTCGGCGCAGCGCCGCATGGGCAGAAGCTCCGGCAGCTGCTTACCCGTCTTCGGGTCGCTTCCCACGACGAGCAGCGTTGTCTGATCCTTGATCTCAAGCGACCATAGCTCCTGCACCTCAGCGGGCGTCACCCCGACCGTCGTAGTCCTGAGCTGATAGCGTCCGTCTGCTTCATCCGCGAAGCGGAATCCGAACTTTGAAATATGCGAGGGCTGCTGATGCACCCGGCTGTGCTCCTCTGACTGGCCGCAGGTTCCCAGCCAGTGCGCCTCGTCGAGCTTCTGCCAATCGTCGCTGCCCTCGGGGGCGATGGAAAATTCATAATCGCCGATGTCCGCTGTGGCAAAGAAGAATACCAGATCGTAGTCCCCGTCGCTTTCAGGAGAGAGAAATGACGGATCTTCTGCCTGTTCCGGTTTGGCTGGGCGCGCTTGCGGCGTAGGCTGTGCCTCAGTGGGCTGCTCCACCCCTGGCGGTTGCTGCACAGCAATATCTAGCTGCGCACTACGACTTTGTTGATGGCAACCGCTCAGCATCAACACCGCAATCACAAGCAGCAGGAGACACATCACACTTTTTCGCTGCAGAGTAACGACTCCTATCATAGAACATACCTCGCGATCATTCTGTCTCATGACCTGTGCTGGTCAATCCTGGCATATTTCCGTAATAGCCACAGACCAGACAAGTCCCCATACCACCGACTTGTGCGTAGTGACTTCCGTAAAGATAAGTCCCGCACGCTGTGCATGCTCCTCTGTGCTGCGTCGAGGAATATGGCTTCCAGACATTCACATTATGCGGACAAATAATAAAATCCAAGTAGGGGAACGTTTGTGCAAATCCACTCCATGTCACATGTGAAATTGCTACAGTGCCGTTATCAGGCCAGTTTGCATGGTAGATGATAACGCCAGTGCTGTCTCTGCCAACCAAAATCATTGTATGCTCATCTGATGTGCTGCCGCTGTAGCTAACTCTGAGCAGCGTTCCAAGAGCAAAAGACTGAAGTTTGTTCTTTATTTGCGTTTGAGTATAGTTTCCGATATACTCAAAACCCTGAGAGCATTTTGCACCACTGCTTCCAAATAAGTAGTCATAGATATAGAGCCCAAATCCGTGGCATTGTGAACCTGTACCAAAACTCGTGCTGGTCGATCCGCTATATGTGCCGCCTGCGGGATATTGCGCGTTAGGAATGCTTTTTCCGTTTATGGTGGTTGTATAGTTTGACTGATCTGTGAGGCCAACACTTGTTGCCGCAATGTAAAATGTGTTCGGGTCACGGATGGCTCGAACTGCGCCTGTGGTCAAATCAAAGTACTCATACGTGCCCTCCCATGACAGCTCATATTCATCCTTGCACAATGCGTTAGGGCACGCGACCATAGTCGGTTTTTCACTGCCAATCATGACGCCTTTGTTCTGATACGGTATAGCAAATTCAATCTGGTATTCTGGCACGTACTCTGCAACATATTCTTGTTGCGAGTCATCAACGCTGGCAATCTTATTCTGCGTAGAAATAAAGATAGCTCGGTTGCCGATAGCCTGAACATCATCGGCTTCGCTCAACGTTTCACCTGTTAAGTGAATCTTCGCGCTGTCTGTTTCTTCATGAGCATAGGCAAATGCCGATAAGAGCATCGCCACAACCAAAAGCAGGGCAAAAATACGGATTTTCTTTTTCATAGTTGTCCTTCCTTTCATGGCATTCATTTGGTTCCATATTTTCCATTAGATACTGATTGATTAGTCTGTTTCGGGACTACGTCTTCTTTGTTTTGCCTGAGGAACACTGCATTCTGTCAGTGCGTAATCCAAAAGGTTATTTTTTTAGGCCTTCGTCTTCGAGGACGCAACATCCATGTAAAAAATCAGGCCCGCAGGGCTGGTGCGTGATCTGTATGTCAATGATCCGGTCGGGCTGTTTGGGGAACGTGAGCGGCGTCAGTTCCTGCGTGTCCAGCGCATAGCGGTAAACGTTCCAGATTGTCTTGCCCTCCGCCTGGCCGACGAAATACAGGGTATTGCCGTCCAAGGAAGGATAGAACATATGAACCTGCTGAATTCCGGGAATTTCCACATTCTCCACCTCCTGCGAGGTGATGTCCAGACGTTTGAGTGTACGCTTTCCACTGACCATCTGTGGCTCTGTTGTCATCAGAATGGTATTTTCATTCAGCCGTCGGGTCAGACAGATTTCAAAATCCTCCGTAAAAAACAGAGGTGTGACATTCTCAAATGTTGCGTCGATCAAAGAAATTGTTTTAGGCCGGATATGTGTCTCCGCCGCAACGCGGTGTGTCCGCATTTCCGCATCCGAGCAAGTGAGGATCAAAAATTCGTCTGCGTAATCGTCATAGGAGAAGGAGTGATGCCACGTATCGTCGTCGGCCTCATTTCGATAGGTAAACGTCTGGCTGTCAAGGTCAAACCGGGCGGGCTGACAGGTTGTGCAGAACTCCCGAGCCACATTGGCATAGAGCGTGCCATCCACAAAGAGAAGATCATTAAACGCATTTTTTCCATCCGTCAGCCGCTGGACATTTCCTGTTTTCAAATCACACGAATATAGGTTGTCATATGTCTCGTCCGGGCGTGCAGACGCGTAGTAGACGATCTGGTGTTCAAAATCCACCGTATTGGCCGGATACACATATGGGCCGATTGGCGTCTTGAAGATTACCCGAAACGCCTGCGACTGTTCATCGTAAGCATAGATGACTAGCTCCACGCCGTCATCCGCATTTTCGCCGTTGATGTTGTCTACCACAGTGACAAGCAGCGTCTCCACTAGTTCTGCGTCCGGGGCTCCCTCGGGCGTCTCGATCTCTGGCAGCGTCGGCTTTTCCGCCCCGTCTTCCGGTTCAGCGGCAGAGGCGTCCATGTTGGATGTCTGTTCCGATGAACCTGCTTCGTCCGGAAGGTCAAGGTCGGTGTTTGCGCTACACGCCGTCAGTAGCAGCAGCATAAGAAGAATGGAAATCAATTGCTTTACTTTCATATCTCTCCTCCTGTTTCAAAAAGGGCAGGACATCCTCTCTAAGCGTTTTTATCTGGCAGGGGCTGTTTGATCAGAAAACCGCTCGTGGTAATATCTCACATTATTTGCGTTATCTGTCGGCGCTCCATCCGGGGTTCCTGCAAGCTCGCGGATGTTGTCCTCGCCCCAAATGTCGATAATTGCATCGGGCAATGCGCCAACATCGGCCTGATAGTAGGTAAAGACCTCGTCGGTGTCCAAATTCCGAATCTGAACATTTTTGTCGCCCACTTTAGAATAATCATAGGCCATTTTGGTTGCGCAATCATATGGCTGAAACCGATTATTTCGGTTACCATATGTACCAATAAAATAAGTGGCTCGCCCTGTTCCAAGGAAATGCCGTTATCCTGCTTCGATTACCCGATTATATTTTCTTTTGCTATCCACTTAATTATGTTAATATCGTAGCATATGGGGACAATTAATTGAAAACTCTAAAGAATATTTCTGGCGGAAATAAAAATGCACTCCTTTGGATTATTCCGGCTATCTCTTGCGGAAAATATAATTATTCCGCAAGGAGTGGTTGACATGGACAAGAGAATTGCTACAATAATCGGAATGAATCTGCAGCGTTTGTGAACACAGTATGGATTAACCCAAGAACAGCTTGCTGAAAAGGTGGGTATCAGTACATCATTTTATGCAAATCTCGAACGCGGAAATAAAGGCGTCAGTATTTCAGTACTATATGACCTAGCAAATTGCCTTGGCGTAAGTGTGGATTATCTGATATACCCAAACCAAGCTGATGCTCGCATCCGAAACATCGAGACACTCTTGAGGGACAAGCCCGAATCGTTTATAATCGCAGTAGAACGTTTGGTTCAACTTTGTATTGAAGAATTTTCAAAATCGGAATAAAAAGTGTTGAGCAAGACTCTTGGCCAAGAAGGATATAACATGAGTTTAAATCAAGAAGAAGAGGAATATATCGAGCGACTTTACCGGGAGATGTACACCCGTCTGTGTATCTACGCGATGAGTGCACTGGGAAGCAAGGCACTTGCTGAAGAAGTTGTACAAGATACTTTTCGAATTGCGTGTATTAAGCCAGATGGATTGATGAGCAGTAAAAATCCACGTGGTTGGCTCATCAATACACTTAAAAATGTGATTCGTAATAGACGGCGAACTGAGGCTAGACTTAGTAATGCACTACTTGCGGCGATGTCTGCGTATGAGCCGCAGGCAAGCACAACTGTGGAGACAACAGAATTCATTGTTGCCTACTCAGATGCTCTAGGAGAAGAAGATTTTCAGCTTCTTGTAAATATCGTTGTTCGTCGATATACTATGTTGGAAGCTGCGGAAGAATTGGGAATTACGGTTGAAGCCTGCAAAAAGCGTGTGCAACGTGCAAAAAAGAAGCTTCAAAAAATAATTGAGAAAGACTTTTAATGTATGTCCCCAACAAACCAATTGTGTACATATAAAAACAAAGGGGGTTCACAGAGATGTCGGAATCCAAAGAGCATTTTTATCGAGATTTTTCAAAGTTTGACGAGATGAGCACGGAGGAATTGAACGAAATTTTACGTCAGGACTCTCAGCTCCCAGACGGCGAAGACTCCGATACTGATGCAATTTTATATATTATGGGGGTGATCGCAAAGCGCAATCAGGAGCTGCCGTCATCTGATTTCGGAGATGTCAATCACGCTTGGAGTTCTTTTAACAAAAATTATCGTTTTGCTTCAAGCGAAGGATGCTCGCTCTTTGATTTTGATGATGAGCCACAGCTGAATGGTACTTCCGACAAAACGCAAATCCTCCGGCCCGCACCGCGTTCAAATACGCGTCCACGCAAATGGGTTCTTCGCACAGCCCGCATCCTTGCGGCAGTCATTGCCGTTCTGCTGGCAACCTCTCTAACTGCTTATGCATTTGGGTTTGAATTATGGGGGGCAATTGCCAACTGGACCAAAGAGACATTTGGTTTCAAGTCGTCAGAATATACGCAAACCGTCGCGCGTTCTTCCACGAAAGAAATTCCGGCGCCGTTGGCCTCTATTGCCAATGAGATGGAAATGCACGGCATACCTACGACGATTTTGCCAAGTTATCTTCCTGATGGGTTTGTGGAACGTGATTTCCAATACAACGCCGTAACTCAACCTGAGTCTATATACTGTCTCTTGGAGAATGGCGATTCTTCGATCACGTTATTGTATACAGTGTTTTCAGAGAATCAGGATCATTTACTATATGAAAAGGACACGGTTGATCCTGAGCAGTACGAATACAATGGCACCGTATACTATATCATGACCAACAAGGGAGTTTATTTTGCAGCGTGGACTGCGGACAATATCGAGTGCAGCATCGCGGGCGTTGAAACTTATGATGAAATCATTAAAATCATACAATCGATAGGAAGCGCAAAGCGATCTGATCGAGGGGATTGGCCTTGATGAAAAAACACACATTTTTTACGATGCTCTGCGTTCTACTAGTATTGACGGGCTGTCAGAAACGGCAAGAGCAAACGGATATCCGTCTGCCGGAATCGGAATCGGCAGTTACGGAAGAAACAATAACCGTGCCTTCGGAAAAACCAGAAGAAGCGCTGCCGGAAGAATCCAGCGCAGAACCAGAACAGGAGAGCGTTGCTCCGGATCTCGGCACCTACAAAGAGCTTCTGGAAGTCCTTCAAACGCTGCAAACACGGGAGGACTGGAAAAGCAGCCCGGAATACGAGATGATCACGGCGCAAAAGGAAAAAGTTCTCAGTCAACTGATTCGCAGCTTTTACCACGGGCAGGACAGCCTCAGTCTTCGGGATACCGCATGGGGCGACCGTGATCTGCCCGGTATGGCGTTTGAAGTATTCCGGAGTCTTCTTGGCTCGGAAGATTTGGAGCGGGAAGCCGAGACACCGCTCGAGTGGTTCCGGACGTGGTTTATCTGGGCGTTCGGACATATTCATGAAGCAGACGCAGAAGGACTGCAAGCACAGTATCCGGCTTCTTATGCCGCAATTTATTCGCTTATGGATCACCACGATACATGGGAAAATTCCGTTACAGCCAATTTGGACAGGGTCGGTCAGTACGACTTCGATCTCTACGCAGCGAGAGACCAGATTGTGTCCTACATCCGTAAAAATGAAGAGATCTGGCCGTTTTCGTATACGCTAATCCTGCGAGCAAGCAGCGCACCCTACGGTGCAGAGAGGCAGACACCCGGTGATCCGAATCTGTACGTCGACTTTATCTGGTGGCGCGTATGCGATGGTGGCTTGCGGGAGTATTTTGTCGTGCAGGAACTGACGCTCAACCCTGAGACAGGAGAATCGTCCGTATGGACTGTTCCGCGAAAGGATGGAGAAATGGAGCTTCATAATATTCCGGATTGGGTCGTGGATACATTGTTCGATGATTGAACAACGGGGGGATTATTCCAAAGAAAGGTAATACGTCGATAGGAAACATATCGTAAAAAAGCAGGAGGTTACTTATGAAGAAAATCACGGCACTCATTACAGAAATTGACCGGAGTTGATTCCGATGAAGCGTTTCTATTGCGTGATCCTTGCCATGCTTGCAGTTGTCCTATATGCAATTGTTATGTCAGGCTGCAGAGCAATTTCATCAAATGTCGAGGTGGC